TTGCAGGCATGGACGTGGGTTTATTTTTTATAATCGACCAATCCACCGAGGTGAGTGCTCCGGCCTCTACGCGTTTCAGCCGCTCATTGAGGTCGTTGCCGAGGAATGCCGAGAGAACGGCAGCCGCTTTGGCGGTAGTGTAATCGCTCCACTTGTCCAATCGCTCGTATGAAGTTCCTCCACCGCCTTGCGCTGTTCCTGCACCGAATGCTGTCAGTCCGCCTGTTGCATATAGACCGGCGGTTCTGCCACCGCCTGAAACGCGCGTCAAGGCCAGCGCACCGGCTGTTTCGTCGTAGCTGATTAGGATATCACCGATGGTGATTGGACCGTCGACTTTGTCGTCAATAATTTTCTGCCCCCAAAAAGATACTGCATAAATAGCCGCGTCTGAAAGGGCTCCTCTTCTTGCGCCAAAATATCCCTCCCCGGCTGCAGTTTTACTTTTTGCAATCAGTTTTGTCTTTATCAGTGTCATTTGTCAATTTCTTTTAGTGTAAGTGTCGCCTCTCCCTCCAACACATCGTAGTCAGCGGATTGAACGAATAGCCGCTTATCTTCAAGTGCCGGGTGCTTATATATGGTAAATGGGGAAACGGTTCCCGGTCTATCGATGAGTGTCTGTGTGAGCACTACACGCGGCTTGCTATATTCACGATAATAGCTGTCGATATAATCGATTTCGGGTTTTATCTTTTCCTTTTTATGCTTATTGTACAGCGACACGACGGGAGCATGCGAGTTCTCATCGGTCGGGGTGGCCATCGAAATATTTTCATCTATGCCGAGCGTGGCGCGTTCCGCCGCCGTGAGGGCCGAACAGATTTTGAACTCAATATCATCTTTCTTGTTCGTAAAGTCGTCATTTTCTGCGCTCATGTAGATGAGGTCTTTGTCCTCTGTGTTATTCACGAGACCATTGTCACTGTAAATCTTCACTTCAAATTTTTTGACAAAGATACTGCTCACGTGCGCCAGCAAGGGTATCTCGTCCTTTCTCATTGCGTATTTGAAGAATGTCGGGTGACGGAGCGTATATTCTCCCCATAAGATATTGACCGGGCCGAGTATCTGAAATTGGACCTTTCCACGCACGCCGTCCGACCTGCGGATAGGGATAGCCGTCCCCTCCGCGTCGATACCAAGCCGATAGTTGGTGTTTTTCTGCATCTTGAAACTCGTCCCGATGAGCTTATCGCCAATCTGCGGGTCAAATCCTATCGTGAAACTCTGTGCATAATACTCGTCCTCGTCACGACACTTGTCCATGGGCTTGTATGGCCTCCACTGAAAATCGCTTATATCCCCCGAATGTCCGACTTCCACCACACACTTATCGCCGACGATGAGCATACAGGCCAGCACCCCGACCTTGGATATCCTGTCTGTACTATCCCCGATGGCACTGTATTTGAACTCGTACTGTTGCCACGTTCTGTCCTGAAGATAGGGCATCAGTCCCCGGTCCGAGTCCTTATCCCACTCTTCCTCCGCACGTGGAGTCGCGGCCTTGAGATATTGCTGTGTGTAATAGCAGTTGTCTCCGTTGGCCCGATGCGCGAGGCGAAACGGTCGTTCTACCAAGGGAGCTGTCCATGCGTCCCAATCGCTGTCGTGCAGCTTCTTGTAAGAACCTGACAAATCGGGATGCGGATTAAGAATGATGTCTCCCGAAATAACGATATAATTCGTACTTGCGTCGTCGGCTGGGCTTAGTGCTCCACCTGCATAACTACCGTTGTAGACAGCGTATGGTATTGCCGCCTTGATATCCGTGTCTTTTGGGTAGACTTCGTCTTTTGCGTCCTTTCCATTGCCGTTGACACTTATCACAAGGTAGTTTGTCATGTCTATCTTCGAGACTGGGCTATTGTCGCGCCTATCAGCGGACCGCCAAATGTTTCCAAACGAAAGTATGGCCGCGCATGGGTGATTTGCAATATAGTTTGGTATGGCGTGTTGGTTGGTGTTTCCTTTTCCAAGTCTCGCGACGATATCTTCACCATTGGCCCCGATTGCCCAACCCGGGTTATGCTTCACCTGCATGTACCATGAAATCACAGAACCCGCGTCGTAGTCTGTATTTTGGTCGTGGGTCAGCGCGTAGAACGCATGGAGAGAGTTGCTTCCCTTTCCGAACGTGTCGTATTCGACCATGTATTTCTGCGCATTGCTCCATGGGCTTTTCAGCCTGCTATCTTCCAGCGGGCTTTCGATGATATTCTCCATTCCTTTGCGGTCGCACTTGACGCTGATGAGACTGTATACTTCCCCGACACTGATTTTGGTGTTACAGTCTGCCACGTTGTCAGCATTAATATCAACCGACTTTGTAGGAGTGACGGCAACCGCTCCCGTCACGATGTCACGCCATTCTATCTGTTCGCCACTCTTCACGCTTTCCATCGAGTATATATAGAAGTCGAAGCCGTCCTGTCTGATATGCAGATTGAAATAGCGTAGTAGTTCTTCAAGAACGGCGTCTGCGTTCCACAGGCTGTCTTCCTTGTCACCGAAGAAAAGGAGGTCGAAAATGGAAAGCTGCGCAAATACACTGTATGCATTTTCGGGTTTCGCATCAATGGCCTTGCTTCCGTCGTACCAAATCTTCGATGGGTTACCGTTCACGATATCGATGTTAGAGGTAAAGAATTGCAAGACAGAAGCCACGATTTCTCTGAACGAACGCTGCCCGGCATTCATCTTTGCTGTATCATATGGCGTGCGTGGAGTGACGATGTCTTTGTAGGTTCTATATTCGAGTGCGGTCAGTACGTCAACGCAGCTCAACTCAACTTTATCGTAAAGCTCGTTGAACCCTTGTGAGTATGCCTGCGGCTCAATGAAGCCTGCAAAGATACATTTGCCCGACTTATGTATGTTGACAACGGCATCGAAACACGAGGCGCAGAAGAAGTCTGCAGTGAAATCGCGTACTTCGAGGCTTAGCGTTGCTTGGTTCTTTTGCAACACATCGAAAGTGTCACTAACCTGCGACTCTATCGTCAGCGGGCTATCCGTGAAAAAGATATCGGCGTCTGCACTATCGTTTCCACCTATTTCTATCTCTCTGTTGCGGTCGTTCTTCGTTAAGATGCGAACGGTAACAACTTCACCGAGTTTTGTCAAGAATTCTCCATGTATGTACATCGCTTAAAACCTACTTTTCGTTTTTCTTCTTGCTATCCGTCGCTCGTTCTCCATCACCGAGGTGAGGTTTCGGCCCGATACGCCGAGTTCGATGCGTAACGGTTCATTCTGTATTGTGCCTCCTACCGATGGGGTTTGCACGACAACGGGACGTGGTGCGGCCATTACAGGTGTAATTCCACCGCTTGCCAATTTGAACAGCCTCGCCTGTTGCCGGGCATTGAGTATCATTTCACCGCTGTTGACACGTGCCGTCAGTCTGTCGCCGCTAAAAGAGTTCCCACCGATGATACCTCCCGTTGCGTATGAGCCCGCCATGCCTTTTACCGACGCAATCATCGCACCTAATTGCGCCAAGCCAAGGGCAGCAAACGCAATCCAGCCCCACGGGCCCATGCTTGCACCCGCTTCCGACGATGCCGTGGCATAGCCCGCAACCATGGTGGCAATAGCCTGCGCCATGGTTCCGGCAATGTTCAGCTCGGGTACGCCGATTTCATTACCGAGCCCAGAGAGACTACTACCCATTTGTCCAACGGCGTCGGTGGCAGCTTTCATCTTCATTTTTGCTTTGTCGGCTTCTGTGGTGTCGAATTCTATTTTTACAGGTTTTAATCCCAATTTCTCTACCAGCTTATTGAGTTCGTTTAGCTGCTGCATCGCTTCGGGCTTGCCAATCAAGCCAATTTCGACATCACTTTTGATGCGCTCGGCTCGCCGTTTGGCATTCTCGTAACTCTGTCGCTTGTCATCATCGCCACTTTGCTGTATATAGGTTGGTGCAATCTCTGCCTGTATGGTTAGTTTACCCGTTGAGGCTTCGTTTATTTGCTGCTGTATAGACGCGATGTTTGTAGCCGCTTTTACACGAGCCTCGACGGTCGTGGCGTCATCGAATGTCTTTTGTGCCTCTTCGAGTTGCTTTTTCAGCTTCTCCATGTAGGTCTGCGTTTTCTTCTTGTCGGGTTTTTCAAGTCCGATTTTGATTTTAAGAGCCTTTAATTTTTCCTCGACTTTCTTGTATTTGTTTTGCAGACCCTTGGCTATATCGATATTAGGCGTGGCCGTAATTTTCTTATGTAGGGTTGTAAGACGTTGCTCGTACCAATCAACGCTACCCGCAAGCGCTTTCTTTGTTTTATTGTCAGCGATGTTTGGTGTAATGCTGGTATTGCGTTTCGCGTCAAGTACCGTTTGCTTCTCGAGTTGTGCGGCGCGCTTCTTGCTTGTGGCAAGGGCCGTCTTATAAGCTCTCGCCTCCGCCCCGTTGTCAATCCATTTGTAATTGGCGTTGAACCTATCTGCGCCCTTTTTTGTATATTGCCAGTTACCAACGCCACCTGATTTTATATTTCCCTCCGCCTTGTCGCGTTGAAAAGTTTCCTCGTTTGGCGCGATATACATGTCGCCCTCCTTTTTTTTGTGGCGTTGGTTGGCTTGCTCGTTTTTCTGACTAATCTTATCGGTGAGCTCCATCTGCAACTTATACTCTTCGGTGAGCATAGCCAGCCGTGCGGCCGCCCTTGCCCTTGCCTTGAACGCATCGACGACCTTGTCCGTATTTTTAACGAACACATTCTCGGCGTCTGCCACAGTTTTTACATTCAGCCCGAGTTTTTTCAATTCGTCCCGGTTTCGGATAATCCATGCCGGTTTCTGTGTTGAAGCCAACGATTTCCATGCCGCCTGCATCTTTGCATACGAAGCCATCAAGTCGGAAAAGGTCTGTCCGTTTGTTTGGTCGAACGCGTCTTTGGTCCTTTTCGCCGACTGCTTAAGAATGTTCTGCGCGTAAGCAAGCCTTGATGTCGAGGCACTCGCCTTGTCGCTACGGTTGACGAAGTATTCAATAGCCACACCTAACGCGGCTATGGCTATACCTATGCCCGTTGTAATCATCAGTCCTCTAAGGGCTATTTTCATTGTTGTCGCGCTGATAGAGGCTCCTATAAATGAGGCTTGTAACCTTTTGGTGGCCAAAGCCGCATAGTAAGACGTGGAGTTCCATATTTTTTGAACGACCGTCAGTAAGGCCGTTTTTATCTTCACTACATTCATGACAGACGAAAGGGCCCTAAAGCTGTTGGCCAGTGTTCCAACACTTGCGACAATCATTATTGATTGTGCCACGAACGCCACAAACGGCTGCAACTTCGACACGGCCTCGCCTATAGATATCTTAATCTTGGCGAACTGCATCTCTGCGTGTTTGATGCGCCCGGCATTGGTCTTTCCGAGTTCGGCGTTCATGTTTCCCACGTTGTCGGTGATGACCTGCGCCAACATGGCTGCACGCTGTTGCTCGTCCCCGTATTTCAATATCCGCTCTTGTGCGGCGGTGAATGTGATACCAACCTTGCGCAATGCCGCCGTCTGCCCGGTCATAGCCTTTCCCATGAGATTGGCCACTGAACGTGCGTCTTCCTGCGTGGCATTCACGCCACGTTGCTGTGCGATAAGGTTATTCATCGCAGGAATGAGTTGTTCAAGCGTCCCCTTTTGTTTTAGGAACGTCGCTACTTGTTGTGCGCCAATCTTCTGTGCAGTCCCGCTGACAACGCCAAGTTTCGATTGCGCACTGATGACTTCGTTCACTTTCTTGATATCGGCATCGGTTGCGTCCATTCGTTGCCGCATCACGGTGGTGAGTTGCGTGTTGGCCTGCTGTACATTGTTGTATGTTTCGGACAGTTTTCCGATGAAGTCAGTAAGGCTATTCACGGAAGCAGAAATATTCTCGAAGACTTGTGAAACTTGATTGAAATTAATCAATCCATTGCGCAATTTGGTCGCCTGCGGTTCAGTTTGCTGTATAGCTCTCTTTAGTCCGTTTACTCCGGTTGTGGCTACGACAAGCTGTTCCTTTCCGTCAATGCTCAGCTTTATGTTAAATTTTATGTTCTTAGACATAATTGTTTGGTTTTTTATTGTTACTTTGCAAATAAATGACTATATTTGCAATATATACAAATGTTGGAATTATGAAGAAAAGAACACCTAAATTAAGTCGCAGGACGCTAAAGAAAGCCGTCTGGACCTTACGGCTCGTTTCTTGGTCCAGCTTTATTGCAGCCATCTTGCTTACCCGTATGGAGTTGACGTTTGAAAATTTCATGATGACAGGTGCACTGCTTTTCATCAGCTTTGTTTCTTACCTACTGAAAGTAGGTGCAAAGACCAAAATAGAGTTTTTGGATATTGAAGAGGGAAAAGAAGGACCTTGGTGGTATGCACCGTTCACTCCGTGGTGGCAAGGCGGGCTCTAAGACTGTTCAATCTTTCAAACGCTTCCTCTTTTGTCACCGTTTCCCGTCTGTCTTGACTTTCATAGTCCCACGGTAGCGGAAGCAATTTTTTCAATGGTGGCAATTTCTTTACATGCGGTATGATGGTTACGGCCGCACCGACCCTTGTCCTTTCCCAGCTGTCTTTCTGTAACTCTTCCTCGCGTAGGTTCCATGCTTTGACGATAGCGTTCATTTCATCGACATAAAGCATAAGGAAGTCGTCGAGCCGTAGCCCGATGACTCCCATTGCGTAGCCGAGCAACTCGGTAACGTCGGTTATTTTTTTTTGCCGTCGCTGCTTTCTTCTTCGCCATCACTTTCTCCTGCAGGCGCAGTTCCGGCTGCCCACGCGGTCATATCGTCCTCGGTGACAGCGTCTGCGAAATCCATGAGCTGCATGTCAAATTTTATTCCCTCACGCTTGCAGGCCGACACGACGCAACACCAAATATAAGTTGCCGTGTCACTCACGTCGCCCGTCATTTCACTCACGTCCTTTCCGGTCTGCTGTTTGAAACGCAGCATCGCACCCATTGTAGGACGGCAGGGATATTCCTTGCCGTCTACAACAATCGTCATCTTTTTCTTTTCCATTTTTTCTCTACTTTAACATTAATGGCCCGGAGGCGTTGGGGTCTTGGATTTTCCGGGGTAGGTGTCGGGTTCCCCCGCGCTTTCGAGGTCAACCTTGTAAGATGCATCGTCGTTGGCCGGTGACGTTTCCTCAAGTGAAGTGATGGCAAACTTACCAACCAAATAAGGCGACGTGTCTTTTGCGCGTTCAAAGGCTTTCACCTCAACTACATCACCGACACCCCAAAGGGCTGAAAGTTGCGTAAATCCGTTTTCTCCCTCATCATAGAAGCGGAGCCCCTCTGCGCTGATGGATATTGAAAGACCGTTGACGCCTTTCTGTTTCCACAGCCCTGATTGTTTACCAAGACTCGCTGCAGGCTTCACGGCCCGGTCTTTTGTCTCGGAATTGAACGTAAGTGTATGAGTCGTGCAATGACCGACAGTCTTGCCTCCTACACTCAATAACAAGTCACTACCATTAACATAATTTCCCATAACTTTATGATTTTAAATGTTGTTTTCTTATATTTTTACTTGAAATATCAGTCTTTGCATGTACGCGTCATCGGCCCATGTCTCTGTACTGTCAACGAGGAAGCATCGGCGTAGCAGAAGTCCTGACGCATCGCCTGTTTTGAACTCTATCGACTCTCTTACCAATTCGGCGATTGTTATACTTTCTTCATACGTGCGGGCGTAGCATATGATTTCGATATTGACGGTATCTGCGCCGCCCGATTTCGTGATATCCTGTTCAAGTGAGGCCCTGCGATAGGATATATATGGAAGTTCCACCTCGCGAATGGATATGGGGAAAATCTTTGTCACTTTTCCGGCCAACTCCTTGTTTGCATTAAGCATAGCCCTAATGACGAGTCCTGCGCTCAACGATGTTTTTTTATTCATAACAATCCTTGTTTTTTAGCTGCCCTTTCCAAATTCTTCTGAAATTGATTGAACAGATTTTCTGCCACCTTGTCATTATCCATGCGCTCGGCGTCCTCCATGAAATGATATGGTTTCATGTTTCCGCGATAAGCCCCACTACGTCTGTAATATTTCACCTTTTTACCCGTAAAGCGGCTTCTCCCATTGTTGGAAGACGTCCTTTTTCCCGTATGCCGGGGGCGTGTACCACTTTCGGCCCACATCAATACAGGCTTTTCGTTCATCTGTCTGTTAATGTGAATGCCTTTCCCGTTTTTTGGTTGAATGCTTGCCATGAAGCCTGCTCCGTATTTATCGGGGTAGATACGAGTGTAGATGCCTTTATCCAATGGCGTCAGCGTTCCTTGCCCAATCCCGCTATTGTGGAGGCTCTGCACGACTTCTTCACGTACCCGCTTTGCCTCTTTGCGCATGGCACCGTTTAACGCTTTACGCTGCTGCTTCATATCGAGTGCTTTATATACGCTCTCGAATGGCTTTGACAAATCTATTACATTATCACTCATTTACTTTCATGCATTGCAAGGTCAACATTCCCCGGTCCTTGTTTGGTATCACGTTGGTCACGTCGTAGAGTACCCCGTCTTCCTGCTGCACCCGCCAGCCATCTTTAACCTTGTGGGCATCGCGGATATTGAACTCCGCGTAATAATTAGCGAATTGCTCCGCCACTTCAATCGAGCGACTACCGGTAAGTTTTACACGTTCGGCCCAAATGGTGCGTAGGAACTGAAATGGCTCCCCCTCGTCACCAAATCCGCTCGTGGTAGATTGCGGGCACAAGACCCTCAACCTGTACTTCATCGCTCCCGCTCTCATACTAATTTCCGATAAGGTTTGATAAGTGAAGAAAGGGCGTCCGGAACCGAATGCATCTGCACGGTACTTGCGCTCTCGCGTTGATTGTACCAATGCGCACCCAGCATCAATGCGGCTTGCGTGATGGGAGTCGGCAGTTTGCCTCCCCCCATGTTTTCAAGCTCTTCACGTGTGCGGTTGGTTGCCTTGACGACAGACTCCTCCGCCGCATCTAACAGATGCTGTAAGTATTTGTCGTCCTCGGTAAAGTCGTCCGCCCTTACGTGCTTCTTGAATAATTCCAAACGCCCCTCACTCATGTTGTCCTGAAACACATTATAATTTCACTTAGTCAGTACGGACTTAGGCTTTTGCAACCTTGCCGAGTTTGAATGCCTCTGGACGAATGGTCTTGGTAGCGTAATCCGTGTTGAGAACAAAGTCCACGCTGTCCTTGCGCGCCTTGCTGTACGGGTCAACGATGAAACGAAGCGAGCCGAACAGTCCCATTGGCTGATAACGCCAATCGCCAAGACCGATATACTCTGTTCCCTCTGCAATCTTCACGATGTCACCCGATGCCATGCCTGCGAGCTTTGCCACGTCGGCCTTGTCGGTCACGGTGTACTTCGCCGTATCGCTCTTCGGGTCGAAAGCGGAATAATCAGCCCAAGACGTTCCATTGTACTTCTTGTAGGACAACTTCACGTCGCGGATAGCGTTCGTTGTGTAAACAGGGAGGCCGCAAAGCGTGTCATTTTGTATCATCGGCACGAAGATGCCTTTGTCGTTGATGGGCGTACCCTCGAGGATTGCCTGCATGCTCTTGGTCATCACCCAACAGAGATTAGACCCATCGATGCCCGTTTCAAGCACAGCCGCTTTCATCTTTGCGTTGAGGTCTTGGAACGTCGGGGTCTTGGAAAGCTCGACGGGGTTGTCTTTCAGGGCAACGAACGGACCGACCAAGTTGGTGGCATTGTTAACCTTGTTCACACTGCAGACAATCTTATTGAGCAGCTGTTGAATGGCAAGCGGCATGATTTCACGCACGATGGTCTCGAGTAGCCCGTTAGACTGATTGAGCGACTGATTGGTAACCGGGACAGCGATACCCATACGCTCGGGTGCAGCCGACATCTTGCTGAAAGGTATCTTCGTGTCCGACAGTGCGGCACCCTCTCCTGCAAGTTCGGCCTCTACCATTTCGTACATCGGCCAAACGAAGTCTCCGGCGAGCCCCGTAGGCATGGGCAAGCCGAGCTTGTCAAGGATAAAGCCCTCCTGCAAAGGCTTCAAAATCTCCTGAATATTCAGGGGAACGATTGAGCCGTTACGCACGTCGCTTACCATCATGAGGTCGCGGAGCATCACGATTTCCGTACGCTGACCTGCGGCTGCGTTCTCTCGGATAATCTTGATAGCGTCCTCTTTTGCATTGGGGTTCTCGCGCAGATGCTCTGCCGTTGCGGCCTGCATCTTCATTTGAAGAAGCTGGTTCTCACGCATAAGCGTCTCAAACTCGGCATTTTCTTTCTCGTTGCGCTCACGCTGTTCTTTCTCACAAGCATCAGCCATTTCGGTAATTCTGTCGCAATTCTGCTGATACTTGTCAATCAGTTCGCGAACAATAATTTTCTCTTTTTTCATCTTTTCAAAATTTATTTGGTAATTAAATCATAAAATGCGATATTTTGCGGCACTACGCATTTCGCGTACCTGCTCAGATACTTTCGCTTGTTTTTCACGCTCTTTCTTTCCGTTGTTTTCTGGTCTCTCGGTTTCCCGTAAAGAACTTACCAATTCGCGCGCCTCCACGCTGGTATCGGGATAGCTGGGGTCGGCTGCGAGTGTGAAATCATAAATCCCCGTCATAGCCTTGACGGTGTAGGTTATGTGATTGAGGTTGTTTTCGTCTATCACGCTGCTGCGTTCTACGAAATCGCTATCGTAATAGCGAGTGACAAAAGCGAAACTGCACCCGCTGATATCTCCACGGCGCACGAGCTCCAACGCTTTGTCACCGTCAACGGTATTCGGGGCCTCAAACTCGAAATATACGCCTTTCTCGTCAACCTTATAAGATAGTGTGCCCTCGCCGTTCTTGCTGCGGGCCAACATCAGCTGGCGGTCGTGAAACATCGTCATTTTGATGTCTTGGCGGTTAAGGAAATCCTCGGTTATCGCCGTTGCCGCAATCACTTCGCAAGCATCGCCGTCTTCGTCGCGCCATAATGGGTCGGACGGTATATTAAACAACACGGCATAACCGGCAATAATACGACTTTTGCCGGTATTGTTGTCTTCGGTGTTCTCTCTCACGAAAAGCTGGGAGGGAGTACTTAAAAATCTTCTTACTTCCTGTGTCTTATTCTTTTCCATCTTCGTCGCTCTTTTGTTTTGTATGTGTAGTTGCAGCACCCATTGCAAAGCTGCTGTCCGTTATGTCTTTGAGATTTGCCGATACAAGCGCGCGGTCGCCACCCTCTACCGCCGGGCGGTTCTCTTCCCGCCGCCAATCGTTCACCGTATAGATGCCGGCGGCTATCGTCGCCGTCTGATATTTCACACGGCTATCGAGATCACATGCATATAAGGCCCTGCGGTCAAATGCGAATTTCCGCTTCATGCTCAACTGCGGAGCGATAAGTTTACGCAAAAACTCATTTTCGATATTTCGAAGCAATGGGTTCAGTGTGTTTGACAAGAACGCCACATTCGCCATTTCGGCCGACTTATAATTATTACTCGTATCGTCAAAAACAAACGATGGGTGAACGCCGAAAAACCGACAGATGTCGCGAACTGTGAACTTTCGGCTCTCCAAAAACTGCATGTCAGTAGATGAGAGTGATATCTGTTTGAAATCAACTTGACCGGGCAGGCTGACAATACGCTCGCCTCCCCTGAAACGCCCATCAATATTCTCCGCCGTCTTCTCAAGTTCTTTGTCTTGATACTCACCAAACCCCGTCGTAGTCCTGTCATTGCTGACAATACCACGAACATTACCTCCGTTGGCAAAGCGGTTTAGAGTTTCCCGGTCGCCTGCCGTTGCGATATCGAGTGTAAGCCTCGCATATTGTAGTACACTGATACCATTCTTTCCATCGACCGTGTGGTTCTTGATATGGATAATCTCACCCTCTCTAAATATATCATTGATACCATTCAATGTGTCGTAAACACGGTATGTATCATTGTAAACATCATGACTTACCGTCCCCGGTGCGCAGAGTACCAATCGGTCAATATCAAGCGACACGATGTTGTAAACGGGTACGATGTAGGCGTTTCCGTGAAGCAATACCTGTTCGATAGTCTCTTTCCAGAAATCAAATGCGCTCTTGGTCTCGCAAGGCTGCACGTTGGTTAGGTAATATAGCCGGTTATTAAGGTCGTCCACGAAAATCCCGTCTTTCAGCCGCATGTATTGCATCGGCAGATTTGCGACACTCTCGCTTAACATCTTTACGCAACGATATACGGTAGCCACGGACATCGCGGTACTGTTCCCGTAAAAATCAAAGAAGCGTGTATAATCGCCCGGGCGGTAGGGAGCATCAGTGTTGCCCTTGCGGACCTCTTCTGATGCTTCCCTACTGAAACCGAAGAAAACCTTGATTTTTTCCCAAGCTCTCATATCACAATTAAATAACAACAAACAATTAACTGTTAGCCACAAAGATAGCGTGTTTACATATAGCCTCCAAATCTACAAAATGTTAGATATTTTTACTTGTAGACCTATTTTTCTACTTGTAAGGTTTTTTGAAATAGTTTTTAACCATTCAAGCCATTAGATTTAAGTTTGTTTAGTAAAACAGAAGATGTCACCGCTCGTACGAATAAAGTAGCCCGAGCGTCATCAGCATGGTTATTGTTCCGTCTATCTTACGATATTGCGATAGCTTCAGCGGCTTCTTGTTTTCAAGATTATCTTCGCTGATGACACAGTTCGTCAGGCAGAACACGTTGATAGGGTTGTTGTTGAGTGTAATGCGTGGTGGGTCGTCGTATGCAAGCATTTCGAAACTCTCTACGGGAAGATTGAAACTTCCGAATGTTTGACTGAACGGTGTAAGCACATTCCGTGCACCGACACTCGACAGAATGCTCACAAGTTCTTGCGATTTATAGGCATCATAGCCGATGCGAATAATATTTACTTTCTTCGAACGTTTCAAGACATCTTCTGTTATCTGCTTCACGTCGATACGGTTGCCCTTGCATAGTTTCAGGTGGCCTTGTTCGTGCCATGTACGGTAAAGCTGCTCGTTTGGGTGTCCTTTCAATGCGCCGTCGGGAAAGTAATAATCCGTGTGACTGTAAAAGCGTTTCGATGCAGGCGAATAAAGCGTGTATGATACGGCACTGAAATCATCATGCACCGATAAGTCGAACGCCACCGCACAATCGGGCCTGCCCTCCACGTTGTCAATATCGAAGCTTCCACAAAGGGCCGTTGCCTGCTCGTAGGTAAACCACGTTTTCTCGTCATTGATTGTGAAAATATTCAATAGTTTTGTTCGGAAAGCGAGCATATTTTCAGCCGATAACAATGCTTCCGAATAGGCATTTTCGTAATAATCGGGCTGAATGGTGATACCTAAATGAGGCTGTACCTTGCCCCATGTGTGCGGGTCATCTTCTGCGTCGTCAACATCGGGCATAAAGATTGAAGCGAACATTCTGTCGTTATCCGTTTCGCCTCGAAGCACAGAAAGTACACCGGACAACTCGTGGGCAAACGGGCCGTCTATGACATCACTCGCTGTTGTGATGATGACTGTCAGCGGCTCACGTCTTGGCCCCATCGATGTAGTGAGTACGTTTTTTAAGTCTGCTCCGTTTTTGCCGGCCGTATTGCGGGCTTGTGCATATTCGTCCATGATGACCAAAGACGCAAATAAACCGTCCTTGGTCTTGGCGTTTGCAGTCAGGCACTGAATTAAGCTATCTCTTCCGGACTTTCTAAACGTTACCTTTTCCCGGTTCACTCTGAAAAGTCTTCCCGACGGGTCCAAATCCTGCATGATTGCACGTATTTCGTCAAAACAAATCTTTGCTTGATCATAACTGTTTGCGCCGACATAGGCTTGCGCGTTGCTATCACCAAAAAGCATATCATAGACGGCCATTGCCGCGCTTGACGTGGTCTTGCTAAACTTTCGCGGTACAAACAGATAGGCCGTGCGTATCAGTCTTCTGCCGTCTTGCATTGCAAATCCATAGATTGATGCAAATTGGAAAGCCTGCACGGGTGTTAACTTGTAACGTGTTCTGCCCCGTATGCCGCTAAAACGCAGTGCTTCATAGAACTTAAAAAAACTTTTCACCTTGCCTTTCTTCCATTTATATTTTCCGGCTAAATAGAAAAAGCGACGAATACCTAATAATTCATAAAGATTATGGTCGTCCGGATTGGCAATAACTTCGCAAACATAGTCACCTATACGCTTGTCGGTATCAAAAAGCGCACGTGAGAACGTGGTTTTATAAGTATCTATGTTACACCGAAGATAGTCAGCCGTGTCACTCTTCAGCTCTCGAAGTATTTGCTTTTCCTCTTCTGTCATTCGTCTTCCTCCACGCTCTTCACACGGTTAATCAAGTCGTCAAGGCCACTGTTCGTATCAGGTGCGCTTGTCTTGCTCTCCGTATTCATACCTAATGCCCGTAATGCTTTTTGTGCAGTCTCCAAAGCCTCGACGTACAGCTTTTCTTTCGGGTTAATCGTCAAACGCTCGTTACCCTCCCGGCTATATTCTACATTCACGGCGTTATAGCCGTCTCGCATAAGTTCCTGTCGCAATATGTCGGTACGTACCAACAATTGCGCCGTCACGTCGACTTGATAGGTCAATTCCTTTGTGTATTTACCTTGTTCTTTCAAGATTTTGACAATATATGAACGCTTACTCTTTATCTTGCGTTCGATTAATTTCTTATCCGTCACGCTCAAGTCAGGCAAGGCGTTTTCTTGTGACACGTTTTTCTTGCGTTCGGGCATAATCTTGTCGGTATATCCACGCTTTTTACCCTTTGTTTTAAGATAAAATATAATTGCGGTCGTGTCGCCCTCGGATATATTTTTAAGTAATTTACTTTCCACAAAATCGACTTGCATTTCGGTCACTTCGTCAACTTTCGCCTTGAAATCCTCGTCGCTATCGAGCCACTGGTAGAGCAACGTCCGGCTGATGCCTACCGCCTCGCATGCTGTGGTAATAATACCATACCCTACTTTCAGGGCCCCGATAAATTGTTCTTTCAATTTATCAGCGTCTTTTCTTACCCCCATAAGACCAACCTCCTACTTTTCAAATGATTGAATGCCATCAAAATACTCTTTATAAAAATCAAAAATTCCCTTGTCGATAGTTATGCTTCCTTGCTCTGTTCGCGGGTTTGTATTAATATTCGCACTTGTCTGAATACCAAAATAGAATCCATCGTCATAGTTGCACCCTGCATAAATCTTGCTATGGTTTCTAAAGACTGCCGCCCTCCCTGCATCAGGGTGCCGTTGATAGAACTTCTTTACCATATCCCATTCGACCTTATAGCTTCCCGGGAAAATCTCGCCTAAATACATATCGATTTTCTTTATCTTCCCGTCGTCGAACCATTTCGTCACTTGCAATATGTCTTCTGCAGCCATACACCAAGTCGAGAACAGACAATAATCCAAATTGCGCTGGTTTAGCACTATTTTGAGATAAGTAAGACTATCCACGTCGCCGGCGGTGATAAAATTGTATGTATGACCGTTCTTAAGATGAACATACTTCATAGCCTCGAGCATTCGAACTTCGCTAAATGCTCGTCGGTACTCGTACTTTTGCGACAGCTCCGTACACTCTTTTGTGCGTCGATGCGCTCTTTTAGCCTCGATTTTGTTTACCTCTTCGTCGTTAGCACGAATGTCGACTCCCGGTCCTGTGTTGTCGCCCGCCACACCAAAGCCACCAAAATTAAAATCAAAATCCATATTCTGTTTTTTAAAATTGTCAAACGATTAGCCCGATACGGGGCTTTATTTCTACAATCCCCCACGGACCTAAAAATCGCCCTCGTGTGGAAATGGGGGTTTGTGAGGTTTGGCGCACCCCACTCCCCTCTTAAAAAAAACGCCCCCCCCCGGTGTTTTCTTTTGAATAATGCACGGGGTTTATGTTATAAATTTTTTCTTAAACCTTTCGAGATGTTCTCTCGTCCTCTGTTTCGACTGCTCCTTACCGCTTCGCCCCATCTCCGTATGCGTCTTTACGTGACAAGCATGACAAAGAGACATGAGGTTTGATGGGTTATACATCAACCGTCTCTTTTCTTCACGTGACAATCCACACTCTACCGGCACGATGTGGTGCACTTCTGTTGCGGCCGTTACTTTACCCTCTTTCTGGCATCGTTCACATAAGGGTTGCATCGACAGTTTTTGTCGCCTTAACTTCACCCATTCTACCTTGCGAATGAGCTCTTGGTAGTCTTTGTCTTTCGCCATCTTTCAACCGTTTTCTTCGTGAAATTTACGCAACGCTTCTTTCACCACCTCGGCAGCTTCTTCGGCTTGCTCGCTGGTGCGGAAGTAATTGCCAAACTCGTGTCTAATTTTATCAGCCCAATGACCATTTTCTATTTCTACCGATACGCTTCCTAAATAGCCAACATAACAATATCCCTTGCCATCTTCTGCTCGCCACCTAATCTTCTCTACTCGCTTTTCCTCTGCATTCCAGCGCAGTCCCTGCTCTTTCATCTTGTCGAAAAGGAATTGCTTTTCTTCGTCGGTGGCAAGGCGTACTTCGTTTCTATGCCCATAGAAAAGTGGACTACCTTTTGTAGGTACATCAATACAATAGCTGGCTGTATAGCCTACATAATAGCCATTTTCGTTATTTTTCTGTTTCAATTCGTCTTCTCTAAATATAAAGACTGCCTTATTATTACGTAGTAAGGTTAGCACGTCCCCGTCCTTAAACTCGTTTTCATATTTCTCAATAACAACCTCGTTGCCGTTGATTTGCGCCTTGCACCCCTCGGGAATGGTGATGCGGTCGCCGTTCTGTAATTCTACTTTCATATTTTTTTTGTTTTTATAGTTGTTCCATTTCTAGTTTCAATACTTCTATTCTTTTTTTAATCAAGTTGGCTACATCATTTTTCATTTCATACGGTAATTCAACATAATCAAGTGCTTCTTTCGGACGATATGGGTTATCAACGACTATTCTTATTCTATTGCTTTTTAGAATAGATAACCCTTTTTCGAGCTCCTTAACCTCATTGTAAAGATGGCCATATTTGTAGAAATCCCCATATTTCATAATTTATTTTCTTTTGTTATTATAGTTATACTAATTCTAATTTCGCGTCACATTCGCAAGTATGGTCGAATAACATAGGCGCAAGTTCTATGCATATATCTTCATCTATCACAAATTCGCTTGCACCTCTTTCAGGGTTGTATACCAACTCCACAGAGGTAATGCCAAGAAAGTCCATTGCGGACTTTAACTTACATATATTTTTTGCAAAGAAGTAAGCATTACCAATGTTAATAACCGCATCTTCTTTGGTTATTTGCTTCCCCGTTTTCTTCGTTTTTTCGGGTTCAAGTTCCCCTGTACCGTGGCATATAGGACAATAAGATAGGCACTCGTGGGTATGCAAGTGATTGTCTGTATATTCCCAATACACCTCGCCGCTTCCATCACACTCCTTGCATTCTATAGTATCTTGGACAATAATTTCCTCATCGACTTTCGGACACTCATTCAACGCCTTGTTTATTGCTTCGATGGTGATTTTCTTTTTGCATGGACACTCTAACGTGGGGAAATTAAGATCTCCATTGGGATATTCACCAACAAGTCTTTCGGGTTTAACTCTAATAATGATATACCCGTCCGTGCTCCATACCTCATTGTATTTTGTATTGAAAAACGGGTTGGAACGCAAAGGGTTAGAATAACTTTTGTCACAGAACATTGATAGCAGTTCTGCTTCGTTCTTTATTTTCATAATACTTACTTTTTACGTTTCTTTTTTCTTTTACTTGCGTAGGGTGTTGACCCTGCACGTGATTTGCCCTCATAAGCACGATACAGTCTTCTTTTCTCATCTAAGAGCTTCTCTATGTCATTTGCCGTATCATTTGCAATTTTATTTAATTCTTCCATAGCTTATCTTCTTTTTAATCTACTAATTCAAAACTATACGCTACCACGAATGGGTTGCTCTCCCACGTGCCCTTGCCGCTGATTTTGTCAATGAGATAAGCAAACGCTTCACGTGGCGTATCAAAATACTTATTAACGGAAAGCTTATATGCCACCATTTGGTGAAAATAGAAACGACCATTATTACTTAACTTTATGCCCTCTTTTAAGCATTCATTTTCTGAAATATCCTGCAAGCGTTCCACCTTAACGTCCGTAATTCTGATGTGGTGCTTCATCAAGTCGGCCTTCACAAACATCTTATTGGTATTTCCAGCAACTTCATTACAAAAATCATCATATAATGATTTGCCAATATCATTATAACTTTGTGCTATCGCCACAACCTCGCCGACTTTGTATCGGCAATGTTTCATGGCAAAAATTTTCATTTGAGGCCATTCGTCAGTCATGCTGTAATCTATCAGCCGTTGGTCAACCTCTTTCTTCCATGCCTTAATTTCGTCATCAGTCCACATTCCTTCCGGGCAACGCTCCCAGAAAAGAGTTCCGTGGAGAATTCTTCTCGTCATTGTCTTTGTACCGTCCAGCACAGCTTGTGTCAGGCAGTACTTGTCATTAAACATTATCTTTTTCATTTCATGTTATAATATTTATTTTACTATTTCTTTATAAAGTGTAACATATTCATTATCTGAATATACAGGTTTATACCCGCTGCGTTGATACCAGTCAAGCATAAAGGTATCTTTTTTGACAGCTAATGCCACCACACTTGCCCCAAGTCTTCGAGCTTCATCTTCTGCCTCACTCAACAATAACTTTCCGTAGCCGTTTCTTCGATGTTTTTCCTCCACACTTAAACGATATATCCAAGCGCAAGATTTTACCTCATCGAGTTTCACAGAACAAGTACCCTTTCCATCAGCTGCCACTATTAATGTGCCGTCTTCTTCATGATGATAGATAAATTTTCCATCTACACGCCTAAAAGGTACATCGTGGTCAAAGAGTTTTTTCATTTCTTACCTCCTTTCAGAAGCTCGGGGTTATCATGAATATTTCCCACGATTTCCATTACTTCATTATCAGGCACTCCATCTACCACTGTCGGGTATAAACGATGTCCATTCCAATTAAAACACCAACCGCTTATACGGATAGGGTTGCCGTCAGGTACAAAATCAGATAGTGGTCTTAATATTCTATCTTCACTTGCCCATTCTACTACAAAATATCGTATAGTACCATCAGGCGCTATGAATTTAAGAATATCCCACTCAAAGATTTTCCTTTTGTACTTATCTTTCATCCCTGTGTATTGACCGATGGTGTCTGGGTGTACAGCATAGAAAAGACGTACCTCTTCCCAAAATTTCGGTACACAGACACTGATACAAGGCACATTACTCGGTGCCGTTAGCCCATAGTTGAACAAATGCCCGTAAAGCCATTTACCTGTGTTGATGGACTTTCCTCTAAATAATATTTCTCTTTCCGTATTACTTTTCTGTTTTTAGTTCTTTCAGCTCTTTTATTTCGTTTAACAACTCATTGTAAAGGCGTTCTACAAACTCGTTGTGCGCCTTGTTTCTCTTACTATAACTTACAATTGTGCGCTGGTTGCGGAAAAGTCTGCAGATTTTTTCATCTGTTTTTCTTTGCCATGATATGGTGCGCCACAATAGAAAAACAATAACAGCATTAACAACTGTCACTATTATAAAACCTGTAAAGTTCATCATATTCATATATTACTTTTTGTTATTTTTTACAATACGGCGAGCTTGCCGTTTTTGGTTTCGACCAAATTGACCATCGGGATATTGTAATAACATTCCGAATACCTCCAATCTGGTTCTTTCGTGACCACTTCAATGTCTCCGTACTTTTCGTATATTTTCTTAAGTTCTTTCTGTAATTCTAATATTGTCATATTAATAATGCTTTTTTAATTCGTTTCTTGTAGTCCTCGTTGGCTGCCTGTTCAGCTTCTTCTCTCGTATCATACCACTCTATAGGAGTTTCATATTCCATACAAAAGCTCCATTTCCCTGTGGTCGCTTTACAGCAAAGGTGATAGCTTTCATAGAAAACAGTATTTTCCGCAACAAAACCACCTTTTTTGGTTTGTTTAAACTCTAAGTCAGGTATATTCTCCACCACGCTTTCACGCCCTGCGTTGAAAGCGGCCTCAATATCTTCCTCCGTGAAGACTTTCTTGTCAGAAAATGATACCTCATTTCCGCTTAATCTGCCTTGCAATCTTGCAAGTGCATACTCTTCTGCTAATTTTTTCATGTTATTTAATTTTTGATGTTTCACTATAATCGTTTACTTTTTTCGGCGATGATATGTTTTTGAGTTTAAGATATTCCCGGTACGATATTCCTTTCGCGTTAGAGGCCGTTTGCTTGCGTCTGGCGGCATTATCTTCGTGTCGTGTACACTTTACCGCCCTTTCTCTATTAAACTCGCGTAGCGCGCTTAAAATGAGTTGTGGGTCAAAAAAACTATAGAAGCGTCCGTACGCCCCGCTTTTGAATTTTAGAAAAAAGTACATCAGCTCCGTTACTTTGAGGAAGTAGAATATCCTCGCGATAATTCTTGCACACTCTTCGAGTTGCAGCATCGTCGCCTTGTCTTTCAACCCGCAATATTCCGATAAGTTCGTCAGTTGTGCGACCAACCACGAAACCGGAGTGTTTTCTCCGTGCACTCTCGCGACCTCTGCAAGCGTCGGTGCCGTGCCAAAGAAGCATCTGTCGATGTCAGCACTAACGGCGTATTGCATGTCGGGAGTGAAAGCGGAAAGAAATGCTTGGCGGTCACCACATGTCGTCCGGGATAGTCCGTCTTGTTTCGCTTGTGTCTTCATCAAGTAGCCGCTTGACGAGTCCTGCCGCTGCTTCAAGTCGCTGACCTGTGCTTTTACCAATGTTTCGATTTTCATTTTCTTTTTGAATTTTGAGTTGTATTCTTAACCAGTCGCAAAAATGACGTTGCATGTCCGAAAGCCTCTCGTGCCGTTTTTTGCGGCATGCTGCATCAAGCATGAAGTCGTCCATGCGGCTGATGATGTCCGAACGCGATAAATGAAACTTCATGCATACGACCTCAATCCACGGCTCGTCAGTTTTCATTTCTTCAAAAAATCGATTTTCGGAATTTTCGAAATTTTCCTCGCACGTACGCGCGCGTGTTGTTGATGACGATGATATATATATTCTATCCTTTCTACTGTTTGTGTCCCCTATGGTGTCCCCTATGGTGTCCCCTATGGTGTCCCCTATGGTGTCCCCTATGGTGTCCTTTGTATATTGGTAACGCTCATAATTACAGATAGTTAGGATAGAAGTTTGCCTGTCCCTCACTGTGCGCGTAATCATACCATCTTCCTCTAAGAGTTTAAGGAAACGTATAACCATCTTTCTGTCGCGTTTCCAACGCTCTGACAGGAAAGCTATTGACGCAATAGCCTGTCCCCGCTTAAGCGTGAACAGATGTGTATCGTGCACGACCTTGTGGTCTCTCCACGCACCTATCGATAACAGGTCGAACCACCATTTGAAATATTCCGCATTTTGAAATATCCAATGTTTTGTTATGGCTGTGTCTATCTTTATCCAGCGCTCCATATTTGTTGATTAAATATTTTTTAGATACTCGTTAATAGCACTTATAAACTCTTCGATTGACCGAATGATGACATACTTTCCGCCGTGTTCTTCGACGGCCAGCTGGTAGGCTTTCTGCCCATCTGACTGACGGCCTTTTTCCGTCTTCAATTCTATGCACAAGTATGGGTATTCCTTGTTAGGTAGCAAGAAAATAAAGTCGGGAAAGCCGGCGCGAACACCCATGGCTTTACGCTTTGCCCCGTCCTTTGCCTGCTTCACCAACAACCCCTCATTGGGGCTGTGGTGGAGTAGGAGGGAGAGGTCGCGGTGCTGCAAGTCGAACCATGTACGACATGCAATCTGCAGCCGGTCTTCATCGTGTGATGGCCGGTGACGCTTCACGGGTGTGTTGCAGCGCGCACGAAGTTCGTCAAGTATGCTGTTCATGTGTCCATCATTCATGTTCGAATACGGCCAAGATAGGCGTATCTGCGAGTTGCACGGTATCGTAGTCTATCATCGAATGCTCAAAATTGTCTTTGATATATTGCCGGGCTACATCGATATCGGCTGCCTGAATAAGATAGAGAACATTACTTCTCTTCTCTTTTCCGGTCTTCTCGTCAGCGGTGATAAATTGTACCTTTGCCTTGAAATAGCGATCGTCTGCTTCGCTGTCGGAGAACAGAACCTCGCAGAACGTGGCACGCTTGATGGCCTTGACATGAAAGTCGCCGCTAATGTAGGGTTTCATACCCTCGATGGTGATACTTTCAGCCTCGGTGAAGCTTAATGCATCTACCACATACTGCTCTGTCACTTTCTTGCTAAGACCATTGTCTAATGTTTTCACGTACTGTACCGTGGTCTCAAACCAAGTTGCTGTTTTACTTCTCATAATACTTTGTTTTTAATTGTTGATGTTGTTTATATATATAATTGTTTATATGGGATTTATGGCCTACTGATGAATGACTCTACCTCTTTCAATAACAAGTCCCGGTTCGTTCCACATAAATACTTTCTCAGGATATCCGTCACAGCGAGGTCATAGAAACGCTCAAACTCCGCCTCGTCCATCTTTCCGAAACTGATGGATTTCGGTTTATAGATAAGTTTTCCATCGACACGGAACAGCTCGCAATAGCCTAAATCCATTTTGATAGCTGAAAGCAAGCTGCTGAGGTTTCCGATATAATTGTCTTCGTATTCCGGGTTGGTAAACCGTTCCGGCAAGTTATCGTAAACGATGGTGAGCAAAGCCATAAACTTTCGATGGAACTTCAAGTTTCTCGGTATGCTGACATGTACCTTGACATCTTTACCGATACCGAGCTTGTTCTTTTCGTTCCAATCAATCTCGTCGAGTGGAACGAGACCCTCCGGAAGCACGCGGCAGTAGAATTCCATATTTGCGTTTTTATTATGCTGTATGCTCTATCATCGGTAAAATGCCGATTTCTTTCAGCGCATCGTAGAGAAAGAGGCGCCCACGCTGGGTCCACTCCGTACACAAGCGAGTGTCGGGCCTGCCATCTGCATGGTCAAACGATATTGTTCGGCTGTGGACGTAGCCCTTACCCATGAACTCGCTATACAATATCCACTGTCCGTTGACTTTGTGCTGAATGTGCATTTCGTTGAGTTTCTTGTTAAAGGAAATAGCACTCATACCATAGTCGGCGGCAATCTGCGTTGTTGCAAGCGTCCCTTTGCTTTGCAGAATGATGTTCAAATAGTCATTGCCTTTCTGCATCTGTGCAATAAGAACCTTTTGCTCGCCGTTCTCGGCTTCGAGCTGTTTGATACGTTTGTTGCGGGTTTCTATTGTGGATTGAGCCACGAGGACGGCCTTGGCCATGATTTCAGCATCTGTCATCGTGCTGTTTATTGCGATGTAGCCACCGGACCTGCGAATTGTTGGGAGGACTTCTGATGTTACCCATTTTCTAAACGCCTTTGCTTCGGGTTTGCGGCTGTCGAGAATTACATCATAGAGTCCATCTTCGTTGACGAATAACGCTTGTTGTGTTCCTCCGGCTGTTTCAAGGGGGTAAGTTGAAATTACCCCCTTGTCTAACCTTTGATTTACACCTTTTGGGGTAAGGCCTAATGCGTTACATACGTCAGCTAAACAGAATAAAGGTTTATCGCTTGTTCCTGCTGTCCGGATATCTCCGAACTGCGGATTGTTGAAAATTGTAATTTGATTTTCCATAATAATATTTTTAATATGGTGTCTTGTTGAAATCTATAATCATTCCCTTGTGTGCTGCCAACACGTTCTTTCCTACGGCAATCTTTTTCACTCCCTCCACAAACTCCCTTTCGTTGCTGTTCACGGCTGAAAGGTGAATGAGCACGATATTGTTTACCTGCGAGAGGTCGGTGGACTGCAGGGTTTCTATACACGTCTCGATACTCATATGCCCAAGTACAGTGTGGTCGTAGTGCCTCTTATTGATTAAGTCGGCATTGAGGTTTCGCATAATGATTTCGGTCTTGTAATTGGCCTCTATCAAGATGTTGCTTAAGCCCGAAAAACGCTGATTGAGATATGCACAATCAGTAGCAAAGAGGACAAAACCGCATTCTTGATGATAGATGACATAAGCATAACAGGGAACATCTTTGTCATGTTTCACAAGGAAGGGTGTCACAGCAAATCCACCGAGATTTGTCTGTGTCCCCTCCTTGATTACATGAAGATTTGGAGCCCTCACCCCAAGATGCTCCGCCGTCCCGGCATTCATCAGCACCGGGATATATGCTTTCAACACATCGCCGATATACTTCGCGTGGTCTCCGTGCTCGTGACTGACGATGCAACCGGCAATATGGGAAATATCCCCGCCTAAAGCGCGCTTCACGGACTTGAATTCGATACCGGCTTCAATCATCAGCACTTCGTCAGTCTGTTCAGCTTTCAGCAGATAACAGTTACCACGGCTCGAACTTCCAAGGGTGATTAGTTTCATGAAGTGAAATAATTACGTCGGGTCAAAGTTGTTTCAATATGCAGGCGCGGAACTTTCGGGGGCAGCCGGTTCTTCCTTTTCTTCCTGTGTGGCATTCTTAACTTCGCCCGTTTCCGGGTCAACACCTTTAGGAATTCCCGGCTCGTTCCCATCGTCACCGTCCGGTGCTTTGAGTTCGACGGTGTTCTTGCCGTCGTACTGTTCTTTCTCGGCTTTCAGCTGGGCGATAGAGGATTTTTCATTATCCCCCTCTTTCAGCTCAACATACTCTACGTCCTCGGCCTCTTCGACGGTACGCATACCCATCGAGATTTCGGGTGCGTAGGCAGAGGTCCAAAACGAAGCCGCCCGATACATGAGCATTTGTTTAGGCATCGTCTGCCACTTGCTCCCATTCTTTGTGTACCAGCCATCGTCGATGGCCATCCGGATTGAAATCGGCGAAGACTCCAATACCTCTGTACTGCCCTTTGCCGTGGTGTAGGCTACACACTCAATATCCATAATCTTGCTGCCGTCAAACTCACGAGTGACAGGTTTTTTACTGTTTGTGGCCCTATCCCAAACATATTCGGTGATGTTCAGTTTCCCGACCTTTCCTTTCTCAATGAACTTGTATTTCAGAGGCTCAAAGCGCCCGCATGTGTTGACGGTCGCAATAAGGAACTTTGATGACCAAGATGGGCGCCCGTAGATAATGACAAGGTTTTGCATAATCATCAGTGGGCTTGCACCGATGCGTGTTGCCACGTCAAGTGCAATCATGCAGTTTGCCGTTGCTTCGGTCGCTGCATTCGCATACAAAGTCTTCGCATCAAGCTGCTGCTCTTTCGGCAGACGTGCGTTGTTTTTATGAAGTTCTTTGTAGATTTCGTCTTTCTGATACATGTTCGGCACCAATTTTGACGCTGCGAACATTTTCGACATACGCTGCGCGGTGTCGAATTGTGCCGGGTTAAAGAAATTGACCGACATTCCACTACCTACTGCCTGCTGTGCAGGCGCATTTGGAATTTGAACTTGATTTTCCATTTTTTTCGTGTAATTAGAGATTATTTAATGATGAGTTCTTTGTCTGTTGTCACTTTGAGGAATATCATCTGTGAGTCCATGGCGATGTAGTCGTTCACCGACTCACTGCCATCGCAGAATATCGGGGCGGTGACGTTATTGAATTTGCAAAGCGAGCGGATAATATCAAGTCCGGCGTTTACCTTTCCTGCAGAATTGGCAGCACCGTAAGGTACGCCGCCGACAAGCACCGTGCAGCACTCGAACGCAGTGCCGTCCTGCGTGTAGTCGAAAAGCTGAAAATTCACCGTTTCGAACATGTTGTTGATGCGTTTCTCGCAATCCTCAACCTTTTTCTTTGTGAATTCTGCTGCGACATATTCGCGTTGTTCAACGTCAGCGATTTTTTGCGACAATTCGCGACCGACTTCCTCGAGCCTTGCGATTTCCTTTTCTGCTTCGGTAATCTGTGTGCGCTTCTGCAGGCGAGCCTGTAGGGCCGTACGTTCGTCGGCGAGTGTGTCTCTGCGGCGTTCGATATCTTTCAGTATATCATCATCTCCCTTGTTGTCTGCATCTTTGAGTTTCGTTTCAAGCGTAGCAATCTGCTGCCCAACAGCCTCCATTTCCTCGGTCCTTGCAAACGCAAAGTCGCTCGCTGTCTTTTCTGGTGTATTGGAAAGTTGCTTGTAGAGGTTATCGATTTCACTTTGCTTGTTAATAACAGCCTTGCTAAGTCGCTCCGTTTCATCGGTCTTGTTGAAAAGTTCCTCGCTATAGTCGTCGAGTCTGCGCTTGAGTTCTATTCCTCTCTCATTGTTGGCTTCGAGGTCGGCCCGCTTCTTATTGTCGAAAATGGTGCGCATTTCCTGCAAGCGGTCTTCGGGCAACCGCTGTCCGCAATGCGGGCACGTATCTTCGCCGTTATAGATGCGGCTGTTTATCTTATGCCACTCCGAACGCAGAACATCAAGCTGCTGTGTGATGTTCGTAATCTCTTTGTTGAGGTATGTCAAACGCTCGTTAGCGCGGTTCCGGTCAATGGTCAGCGTAGAGAGTTCTTCATTCGCGGTTTTCAGTTTGCCCTCTATGGCTCTTCTTTCCGCATTTGCTTCCCCGGCAAGTTTTTCAGACTCCAACTGTTGCATATCTTGCAACTCTTGCAACTTCGCCTTGCTCAATGCAATTTTGTGCGTGATTTGTTGCTTTTCTTTGATACGTGCTTCATCGAGACTCGCAGCGTCGACGAGTTGTTTTGTGAGTTCTACGATTTGCTTGTCAACCTCGGCGTATTGTGTTTCAATAGCTCCCCATTCTTCTGCCTCCGGCATCATCTTCTGCGTTTGGTCAATGCGTGGACCGACCTCGTTGAGTTCAGTCTTTAGGCGTTTCTTTTCAGCGGCAACCTCTTTTCGATAATCCGATAGCGATTTGCCTGAAAGCACATCGAGCAACTTCTTGAAATCTTCGTTATCTGATGCTATTTCAGCATCGGATTTCACGCCGGCCATCTGCAAGAGTACTTCGCGCTGTTCTTTCCAGTGCATCGTTTCTGTAAAATATTTCGGATTGGTGAGCATCTTAAAGAGTGTGTCGTCGATAATGTGCTCCGAGACACGGCTTTGATATTCGCTCACTTTTACGGGCGTTCCGTTCCACGTGCAGAGGGTTATATTACCGCCGAATACCTCTTCGACCTGTCCGCGTGGCTTGGTCCACTGCTCGGAATATTCCCGCTTTATGGTCAGTTCCTCTCCGTCGATAATCAGCTTCGCTTCAACGGAGCATTCGCAGTGGTGCAGTAGGTTGTGATTAGAGTCATAAGAACGAACTTCAAAGTCTTTTCTGTCTTCGCTGTCCTTACCGAACAGTAGCCAGCAAAAGGCGTTGAAGTGACGGCTCTTGCCGAGGCCATTGCCACCGATGATAAACGTTGGGGCATCGACGTTGAAATTCGTCGTGCGCTCCTTTTCACCACGCCAATTTCGCATAGTGATTGATTTTAAGATGATTTTCTTCATACGTATTGTTTTGTTATTTATTGATTATTATCTGTTTCTCGGTCAGCTCAAAAGCGACCCGGCTATGATAATCGTTCCGAGCATCGCGGCGGTGACGATGTGCGTCAGGGCAACCTCGAGGTTGGTGTACTCGTCTCCATCACCAAGTGCGGAGAAGAACTTGTTTTTAGTGTTGAGCCACTTTGTTATTTCTCTTTTCATTTTCGGGTAACTTTACAAGGTGAATAAGTGTAATGTCCTACATATTGTTTAATCTTCAAGCAGTATCGCCCGTTGATGCAGTTAACGCCGTGTTTGCATAGTTTGCAATCCTCGTTTGCGCCACGGTCCTCGGCTTTCATACCATGTACATTAGAATTCAAGTCCTCGGTTAACGATGGATATCCTCATCTTTATTGCCCCGCTTCCTTTCACGACGAAGTCTCCTGTCTCGTCGCCGGTGTATCGCAGGTCTGTCAGCCACTGTTCCGTGGCCTCGTCGATGGGGAACTCTACCGACTTGTGAAATTTAGAACTTTTCGCCTCGATGCGAAGCATGTGCATACTGTTTTTGTCTGTTGTTTCCATACTTGTTTGTTTTATCCTAATTTGTTAATAATTTTTCTTTCTCTTTCGGACAATTCCCATACATATCTGTTCTCCGCTACCGCTTTCTCCGCTACCGCTTTCTCCGCTGCCGCTTTCTCCGCTGCCGCTTTCTCCGAGAGTAGATAACCACCTCCGAAAATAGATTTCCCGTCAGCCTTTTGGGCATCGAGTTTCGAGATGAATGTCACGTCTTTTCTATCTATCCTCGTCTCTATTCCTTTGTTGAGGTATTTTGCCGCCATGGAGACGGTAAACACATGGGCTGGATATTCGTATTTAGGCAGTGTAGGCTTGTCTACGGCGCATGCTGCTTGTATTGTGTCACGCAGGTCTTTGCTCGTGAGAACGGCTAAGGAGCCAAACAGATTTGATATAAACCCCGTATTGACGACAGCTCCGTTCTCGTAGACTATATGCGCAGATATGGGTAATATTGTAACATTAGCTTTCCCGGCAGAAGATATCAAGGTGAGATGTGGACCGAAAAGGAAAAAGGGAATTTCCGTGGCCACATAAAATCGGACGATAGCAGACAAAATGGAGAACGGTGGATTGTCGATAACCACGCAATTCTCCGGGTAGTCGAAAGTCTTATAATTGCCACCCGGATAAAAAGGTCTAACGACCTGTATGCCGGTGATGTCAATTTCAGCGTTTTTCCTGACCCAGCCGAGTATCGCATCGTATACGGCTGGAGGTGTATAGCAGTCGTCTGTAGTCTTTTTCGGCTTGAACTTCTCAACGAACACAGAATATTCGTCGCCAGCCTGCTTATTTTCTTTGATAATTTCGGCCGGCTTCGTGTCTCCGAAAATGTTTAGTTGTATTACCTCGTTTCCCATTTCCTTGTCACTTTGTCTCATCTGCCGGCTTCGCTGTTTCTGTCCACGTTTGCGTCTGGAGCCGACAAAGGTGTGAAGTCATCATGAGTTTTTTGATTTCCAGCCGCGAGTAGACCAGCGGTGAGTTCTTTGCTTCTCCCGTGCGCTTCGCACGAATGCCTACACGCTTCATCAAAGCCTTGAGAGCCTTATAATCAATAAGATTTGCCCGAGCCCAACGTTTCACCTCCGACGCCCTTAGCCAATCGGCTGTTGGCTCGTAGGCTTTGATGGCCTGCATCGCGCCAATTTCTGCGCAGTCGGCCACGATGCCGTGGAGTTCCTCGAACGTGATATTCATTTCGTCGCAGTTTTAATTGTAGGGAACAACTCTTCCTCGGCGATGCCCGTATATTTAGCAATCGCCTCTCTCTCTGTCAGGCTCGGTACAGACATTCCTTTTATCCACAATCGCGCGGTGTTCGCACTTTTACCCGTCACCCGCATGATGCCTTGGATTAAATCCAAGGCGGGGTTCTGCGCCTTTTTCTCTGCATACAATTCTTGTAGTGTCATACTTTTTTGTTTTTTATTTGTTGTTTCGTTGAAATATTTTTATTACTTTTGTAAAAGTTACAAAGTTATTTTTTCGTCATGCCAAGCATTGTTTTGTGCCTTAAAGCTAAACGCGCGCTTCACGAGCTGAATAGTAAAAATCAACTTCGCCGAAGAGAAGTGCCTCCAAAAATTGGAAACCTATTAATTTCCTGCGGTGCTGATTTGGACTATGAATATTATCATTCCAATTTCGAAACCCGCCGTAAAGAATATAGTTCGTTCTTTTCGGATAAAATCTATACTCGCATCGGGCAATATCTCATTATAGCGACTTTCATCATCACACTAATTAAGTGCATTAGCGAAATAAGATGGCCAACTCTACAAGCAAAATAGCGTATAGCACTAATAGCATGGTGTGCCTAAATTCCGCTTCGCTCTGTTCTCTCTCAAATCGTTCGCGCTCGTCACGGGTCATTGAGGATATGAACAGTGCCTTTCCCCGAAGTTCATCTTGCCGTTTTTTGGCTCGGCCAGCTTTGAACTGCTTAACCTTTTGCGCGATAAATCTTGAAATGTTCATATTTGTAAATGTTATAAAATTGATTGCTTGTTATGGAACTCAAAGAGTTTGTCAAAGACACAATCTTGCAGATATGCAATGGTGTCAAGGAAGCACAAGATGCCGGTAAAGAAATCGGCGCGGTAATAAACCCACCCATGCGGTCTGCAGAACAAGGCATTGTCCATGATAAAGACGACCGTTATATTGCACTTAGGCTGAAAACCGACATTCATTTTAAGGCAGTATTGCAGCAAGCTAAGGGTGATAATGGAAGACAAGGCATAGGGGTAATGCTTGGAAATGTAGTGCTTGGGGCTTCAAAAGACGAGCGTCAGGACTTATCTTCGCTGACCTCGGTTGAATTTTCCGTTCCGGTAGCCTTGCCGCTCCAAGAATTATAATCGTTCATGCGCTTGCCTACCCAGTCGATGAAATCCTTATCAAAGAACTTGACACCGTCGCGTGGGTGTGAGACGGCCCAATTTTTGAAATTATGATTATCTCGCAGCGTCCAAAGCACATGCTTCTGCCACAACAGCCGCTCAAGGCGGTCAAAAATAAGATTAATGAGCTTTTTCATATTTGAAAATTTTGTTTAATTGTTGTTATTCGATTGCAAATATAGATATTATTTCTAACAAATAAAATAAATTCTCTAACAAATATTAGAAATTACATCTAATTAACATTTATAGCTATGAAAGAAAGAGTAATTAAATTATTAGATTATCTCGGCTTAACCGCGCAACAATTCGAGTTGAGAGTAGGGTTAAGCAACGGTGCGGCATCGAAGATGGGAGATGGGACAAGACGTAGCACGTTAGATAAAATTTCTAACGCGTTCCCAAATGTGAATACAAACTGGCTTTTAACCGGCGAGGGCGAGATGCTGAAAAATGGAAAGGAATTGATTGTTGGGGCTTCTGACATGCTGGAAAAAGATATTCGCATGATACCTTTACTTCCCATATCCGCCCAAGGTGGGTCGTTAAATGATTTTGTCATTTCCGTTAAGGAAAGCGATTGCGAGCGCATAATATCCCCTATCAAAGGGGTGGATTATGCGATGTCTGTATCTGGCGACAGTATGGCACCGGAATACCCGCCGGGGTCTCAAATCCTCATAAAGCGTATAAATGAAAAAGCGTTTATCGATTGGGGGCGTGTCTATGTCCTTGATACGTGTAACGGTACGGTGATAAAGAAGCTCTATCCGTCTGAAAAGCCCGACACCGTTGTCTGTAAATCTATCAACTCCGAATATCCACCTTTTGAGGTGTGTTTCTCGGATATATATGGCATATATAGAGTTCTTATGTGTATGTCGTTAAAATAATAATCATATAAATAAAATTACAATGAAAAAAATTATTCTAATTATTGCTTTCTTAGCAACAGGTATCACAGTGAATGCGCAGTTTAAATTAACAAGTACAGGTGTATGCGTTGACGAAAACACGGGTAAAGATTATGTCGTTTTTGATGTGTCGGGAACTCAAAAGGAGTTGTATGACAAGGTGCTTAAAACTGCATATGAAATTTCAAACGACCCTAAAAGCGTGGCATCGACCATTCCTAATGAGATGATTTCTATTCTTGGGGTCGTTACGAAAGATGTTAAATACATGGGATTACATCAAACTTTAAAGGTAAGACTTACGACGAAATTTCAGTTCAAGGACAATAAAATAAAAGTTTCCGTCAGCTGGATCGATACATGGATTAATGACAAGTCTGTTGATGTATACACCCTATTAGCCCTCGGTGGTTGGAGATGTTTTAATAAAAAGGACGAGATTGTGTCCGAAAAATGGTTCAATAGATATAATCCAATTGCTAACGAGTTAGTGAATAGTTTTATTAGCCAAAAGAAAGAAGAAGATTGGTAAAACTATAATTACCCTCTTGAATGTTGACGGAATGTTGACGGAAAAGCATATCTATAAAACGGTAAATCGTTTATAAATAGATGTTTGCATCAAAAAGGATTAAAGCCTGTTAATCAGGGGGTCGTTGGTTCAAGCCCATCTTGAAGCGCATAGAGCGGAAGTCCTTTGCAATGGGCTTCCGCTCTTCTTTT